GCACACAAGCACCTGGACGCCGAACGACGCGACAGACGAAGTATTCGCCGACGTTACGAATGAGCTGTCTACGGCCAACGGTTACACGGCGGGCGGCATCACCCTGGCCAGTGTCACGCTGACGCAAACCAGTGGCGTGGTGAAGTTCGATTGCGCCGACCCGGTGTGGACCGCTTCCGGTGGCTCGATCCCCGCCTGGCGCCGCGCTGTCATTCGTGCAGTGGGGACGATCAACGGTAAAGTGGATCCGATCATTGCGCATTTCCTGGGCGACTCCACACCTGCGGACGTCCCGGCCACCAGCGACACCAACACGCTGACGATTGCCATGAATGCTAGTGGCATTCTTTCGCTGACGCAGCCATAAGGGCCGATCATGAGCGCTGCGAACTGGGCTAAAGCTACCTCGACAACGACCGGGACCGGCGATCTTACGCTTTCCGGCGTCACGGGATACCCTACGTTCAACGATGTGTACGGCACGAGTCGCCGTTTCCCCTACGCCATTCTGGACAACTCCAATCCGCCACGCCCGATTGAGGCTGGTATCGGTTATCTGTCGGCCTCGACAACGCTTGTCAGGGAAAAGGTACTGTCCACATACTCGGCAAGTACCTTTGACGACATCAGCCCAAGCGCGGTCAGCCTGGCCGCTGGTACGTACAACATTGTCACGCCACCACTTGCTGAGGGGTTGCTGAACGCGTGCAAAAGCGGGCATCGGCTGGCCTCTCCTGGCTACCAGAAAATCAGTTATTCCCAGCACTACACCATTCACAACACGTCCTCAACGGGCTACACCGCCGTTGCAAACCGCCTGATATTCACTCCATTCTGGTTAACGTCCAGTGTTGAGTGCGATGCGCTTGCTGTTCGGTGCGGCACAGGTGTGGCATCTACGAATGTGCGTATCGGGATTTATGACGTAACGCCTGAAGGGCACCCGGGAAAGTTGCTAGGCGAAACCGGCTCCTTGGCTACCACTACGAGCAGCACCGATGTAATCGGAACACTAGGTGCTACCGTTCGCCTTCAACCTGGCTGGTATTTCACCGCTCTAGTCACCGATGGCGCGCCGGCACTTGGAAGAATGACTTCCGGGGGCGAATGCTTCACCAACCTTGGGCCTACATCCGGCAACCTGATGTCGATGAACGTTGCGTTTTTCGGGACGCATACGTTCGGCGCACTCCCTAACCCGGCGCCAACAACCAGCCTGACCACGGTCGCAGCCGGTGGCGCGACACCAGCCATTGGCGTGAGGTTTGTATGATCGACTTTAAGGGCTATCAGCAGTGCAACGCGTGCATGGAGCGCATCACCAATGCGGGCCATTGGATCAGCTATGTGGATGGTGTGGCTGAATATTCGGACGTAGCCGCCATTCAGGCGATAATTGACGCGTTCACGCTGGACGAAGCACGCGCGCCAATTATCGGGCAAATCAAGGCTCTGGCCCGGGAAAAGATCCTCGCCTTCCTGCCTGACTGGAAGCAATCGAATTTCAACGCGCGCATGAATGAACTGAACTTGGTTCGCGTGGAGCGTGCCTGGACGACAGAAGAAGCGGCAGAGGTGGCTTATCTCCAATCCATGTGGGACAAGGCAAAGGCCATCAGAAGCGCCTCCAATGCGCATGAGGTGAACCTGTCCACGTTGAGCACGTATGCCGAAGTGAGCAAGTACGACATTTACGCAAACTGGCCGTGAGGTGAAATGATGGAAAAGATTATTGCGGGTCTGGTGCTGCTGCTGACCTTTGGGGCGGTCCACGCGGATCCGGTGGCCTATGGCGTCCCGATCAGTCAGCGAAACGGGGCGAATGATGACAACACCGAATATTGGCTGGTCCCGACCCCTGGCAACCCATGTCATTTCGGGTTCGGTGGCGCCGCCGAGTACACTCCTAGCTGCATGGAGGTGGTCCCGCCAAGCCAAGTATCCGTATCGCGCAGTCTGAACAGCGCGTTTCAGGTCAGCACCACGCGCAACGCGCTCGTAACCTACAGCGTGCGCATCAGCACGACCGCAACACTGAGCGGCGGCCAAACTGGTGATGTAGTGCTTGAGATAGCCAGTAACAGCGGGTTCTCAAGCAACGTGCAAACCTTGTCCATGGCCGAAAATGGCCTGTCGATTGGTATCGCTATCAGCATTACGGTTGACCAGGTGCAGACCTTTACGGTGAGCGGCTTCGTCCCTGCTGGCTATTACGTGCGCCTGCGTACGGTCAATACGGCCGGTCTGCCCACTTTTGCGTATCGCGCCGGCCAGGAAGTCCTGCTGTAAATGAGCTTCGGACTCGACTCCTTCGGGCTGCGCTCTTATGGCCTGAGCCAAGAAGCCTTAGCGGCTGGTGGCGGGACCACTGTCAGCCCTGGAGTCGGCCAGCTGGAGGTAACGGGCTATGCACCAACTATCGCGCAGTCGGCAAATCAGACTGTTTCGCCTGGCACTGGCGTGCTTGAGGTTACTGGCTACGCCCCATCCATTGCGCAAACTGCTCATCGTGTCGTTAGTCCGGCGACTGGTGAAATCGTCATTACAGGCTATGCGCCGACGATTATTCAGGTGGCTGGCTCGCAGGTAATTTCCCCCGCTACCGCTGAACTGACCATCACCACGTACGCGCCAGTCATCCGCCAGGAAGCGGGCGCATCGGCATTCTCGGGCGGCTACTTCGCCGAAGTGCCCCAGGTGCGCCGCAAAAAGACCGTTCAGCAGGAACGCGAAGAACTAGGCATTACTGCACGCGTCGAGAAGGTCATCAAGCAGGTGGCCAAGAAGTCTGTTGCCCAGGTCAAGACCGAAAGCCAGGCGGAAGGCCTGCTCCGCTCTGCCCTGGCCCGTGCTGACATTCAGATTGCCCAAAAGTACAAGGGTGCCCTGCAAAGCGAGCGTAACCGCCTGCTTGAGCAGAATGTCGCCGTTGCGTTGCTTATCCGCAAGAAGGAGCAAGAGGCACGGCGCAAGGAAATGGAAGAAGACGAATCAGATATTGAGTTGTTGTTGCTTTGATTGGAGGAAACAAGAAATTTTATATCGCAGGTGTCTTGACGCAACATTTCATACAAACTAGATTACAATGAGGAAAACATGAACGATTTGGAACAACCGGTCTCCCCGGATTCCAGCGTTGCAGAGAATCAGTCTGCGGCTCTGGAAAACCATTCCCCAGCCGCAGACGAGCAAGACGAAAGCGGTATCAACGACCAGGCCGAAAACGGCGACGGTCAACAAGCTGAAGAATCTGAAGACGTAGAGATTGACGGCGAGAAGTTTGCACTGCCCAAGACCAAGGCTGAAAAGCTGAAGGCCGAACGCATGATGCACGCCGACTACACGCAAAAAACGCAAAAGATTGCTGAGCGTGGCCGCGAACTGGAAACCCAGGCGCAGCAGAACGAACAGCGGTTTAAGGACCAGCAGCAGTTCATCAAGGATCACGCTAGAGTCGAGGCACTCAACGACCAACTGGCGAAGTATGACGCGCTGGACTGGAATACGTTGATTCAACAGGACCCGCAACAGGCGCTGATTTATCAGCAGCAGCAGCGGGAAATTGAGAGGCAACGCAACGAAGCACAAGAATCTGTCGCGCAGAAGCAGCAGCAATTTGCACTGAACGAGCAGCAAGAACTTGCCAAGCGAGTACAGGAAGCGAAAGCGTATGTAGAGCGTGAAATCCCGAATTGGGACAGCGGCAGGGACAGTCAGTTGCAGGCATACGCCGCAGGGCTGGGACTGGAAAGCACGGAACTGGGGAAGTACGCGATTCGCAACCCGGCCATCTTTGCAGTTCTGCACAAGGCGGAAATGTACGACCGGCTTTCCAAAGCAGCACCGAAACAAACGCAGCAAGCAGCACCAGCGGCAAAGCCAGTTCCGCGTGTGGGTACGAATTCCTCGGTTCAGAAAGACCCAGGGAAAATGTCCGACAAGGAATTTGCCGCATGGCGTAAATCTCAAATTCGCAACCGTAACTAAAAGGAACCATCATGGCAAATTCGTTGCTGACCATCGACATGATCACGCGTGAAACCCTGCGCGCAGCTCATGAACAACTGTCTTTCATCGGCACCATCGACCGTCAATATGACGACTCGTTCGGCAAGACCGGTGCAAAGATCGGCCAAAGCCTGCGCGTTCGCAAGCCCAACCAATACACCCGCACCCAAGGCTCTCGCGTCATGGACGTGCAGGACCAGGCAGAACAGAACGGCACCATCACCGTGGCCACCCAGGACCACGTTGACATGCGCTTCAACTCTGCCGAGCTGACCCTTAGCCTGGACGACTTCAGCCGCCGCTACATCGAACCAGCCGTTAAGGTTCTGGTGTCCGGCATCGAAGGCGACTTCCTGGCGTTCGCCACCAAGGCAACCGCGCAAGTCGCTGGTACTGCTGGCACTGCGCTGACCGACCTGGCCGCCGTGGGCGCCGCTCGCGCTAAGCTGAACCAGCAACTGGCGCCGAAGGACGGCAACCGCTACATCCAGTGCGATTCCGTCACTATGGGCACGCTGGTCAACGGCCTGAAGGGCCTGTTCCAAGACTCGACCCAGATCAAGGAACAGTACCGCGAAGGCATGATCGGCCGCACCGCAATGGCCGACTGGTACGAGAACGAGCGCATGTGGACCCTGCCAAACTCGGCAGACGTTGCAGGCGAAATCAACGGCGGCACCCTGACCTCCGGCATCACCGCTATCACCGTGGACGGCTTCACTGCTGCCCCCGTGGCTGGCATGGTGTTCACCATCGAAAACGTCTACGACGTTCACCCGGAAACCAAGGCGCGCTACTCGCACCTGAAACAGTTCGTCGTGACCTCCGCGACCACCACCACGATCAACTTCGATCCGCCGCTGATCTACGATACCAGCAATGCGCGTCAAAACGCATCGGGCACGCCGGTAGACAACGCCGATATCGTGTTCGTCGGCTCCGCTTCCACCAACTACATCCAGCAACTGATGTACCACAAGGAAGCCTTCCAGTTCGTCACCGCCGACCTGCCGCTGATGGACGATGCCCACAAGTGCTCGCGCCGCGTGCAAGACGGCCTGTCCATGCGCGTGTGGCAAGCATCCGACATCCGTAACGATGAGCTGCTGATGCGTATCGACATCTTGTATGGCATGGCTGCGCTTCGCCCTGAGTGGTCTTGCCGACTGATCGGAAGTGCCGGCTAATCGTTCTCCAACATAGAAAGGAATCATCATGGCAATTTCCGCAAATCTGGAGCGCCTTGGCTACGACGGCCCGAGCGGCTGTATCGCTACCGGCCTGCACCGCGAAGTGCTGCAATCGGTGGGTGCAACCCGCACCCTGCTGGCCGAAGAATCGGGCTCCCTGTGCCTGTTCGACAGCGCATCGGGCAACGTGTTCACCCTGCCGGCGCCAGTCGAAGGCATGCAGTTTGAGTTTGAGGCCACCGTTGCGGTGACTTCCAACGCTCAGAAGGTCATCACCAACTCCGCATCGGTGTTTATCGTCGGCGCGGTGTCTGCGGGTGCTCTGGCTGCAACGATGGACGTGTTCCAAGCCAACGGCACTACGCACGTAGCTATCTCGTCCAATGGCTCCACCACAGGCGGCCTAGTTGGCTCGCGCTATGTGCTGACCGCGATTTCGTCCACTCAGTGGGTGATTCACGGTGTCATCGTCGGCTCTGGCACCCTGGCAGATCCGTTCGCCACGTCGTAATTGTGTGCATGCCCGCCCCTTCTGGGGTGGGCTTTTCGGAGTAAAGCATGGTCACAATGATGCAGCACCCACAGCACGGCCGACACCCTGCGATGGGGCATGAGGTGGAGCCGCTCAAGGCACAGGGCTGGATAGTCATGCCGCCGAAGATCAAAGAGCAGCCGAAGAAAGTCGAAGTCGAGCAACCAGCAGCACCAGAAGAACCGCGCCAGAAGCGCAAATACACCCACAAGGCAACCTAAATGGCAATCACCACTTACACCGAGTTGAAGGCATCTGTAGCTGACTGGCTACATCGTGCCGACCTGACTTCGCAGGTGGTGGACTTCATCACTCTGGCCGAGGATGAACTGAACGCAAAGTTGCGCCTGCGCATGATGGAAGTTGACGAGCCGTTGACTCTCTCGCAAGGCAGTAACACGGTGGCTCTGCCAAGCCGCTATCTTGAGCCTATCTTGCTGGAAATCGTCTTCCCCGACGACCGCGACAACAAGCGGCTGGCCTACCTTTCGCCGCAGCAAATGGAGTTGTTCGATTCGTCCTCTGGACGCCAAGAGCCGGATTACTGGACAATCAACGGCAGCAACATCGAATTCCCTGAGCAGGCGGACCAAGCCTACACGTTGCGCTTCCGCATGCTCAAGCGCCTGGACATCGCCGCTGATACCACTAACAACCTGCTGAGCAACTATCGCGGGCTGTACCTGTTTGGCGCACTGCTGCAAGCAACACCTTACATGGTGGACGATCAGCGTATCGCAACCTGGCAACTGATGTACACAAATCTTCTCAACAAGGTCATGGCGAAAGAGAGCCGCACCAACGTGCTGGCAAATCTGCGCTCTGACCTCCCGCTGACTCGTCGGCACAGCAACATTTTCAGGGGCTACTAATGAGCTTGGAGTCGGGGAATTATATTGCGAGTCTGGTTGCCACTAACCCAACTGGAACTGATGCCAAAAGTCAGGGCGATGATCACCTGCGCCTGATTAAGAACGCCCTGCTGAACTGCTTTGCGGGCTTCACTGGCTCCATTTTCGTCACTGGCACGGATGGCGGCGCTGCTAACGCATACACGGTCACGCCAACCCCTGCACTGCTGGCATACAGCACGCGCATGGTGGTGGCTTTCTCGCCAACGGTAGAGAATACGGGCGCCGCAACGCTCAACATTTCTAGCCTCGGCGTCAAGGACATCAAGTCCGTGGCCGGTGCCGCGCTTGTTTCGGGCGATCTGACGGTAGGCACGATCTACAGCGCCTACTACAACGGCACCGAGTTCCGCCTGCTGTCGATCACGAAGAACTACGCCGACCAACTGGCATTCGGTACTTCGTTGCCGGCGCAGGCGGGGAATGCTGACAAGATGATCACCACGAACGGGACTGTGGCTAGCTGGTCCGATCTGATCAAAGTCGGGACGATGAAGTTTGCCGATTCTACGGACACCACGAAGCGGATGCAATTGAATTTGGCTGGCATTACGACCGGTCAAACACGGTCCAAGGTAATTTTGGATCGGGATGGGTTCCTCGCAGGCGAAACGCTCCGGGATGCTCGCACATCGAACACGATCCTGGGCATTAGCGATTTTGCTAAAAGTATCATCATCACTGGCGCCGGGGCCTTCACGCAGACTCTTACAGCTGCTGCAACCCTTGGCAGTGGCTGGTGGACCACTTACTGGAACTTCAGCACTGGCAACATCACATTTGATCCAAACGGCAGCGAGAACATCGACGGAGCCACTACTGGCATTCTTGAGCCTGGCATGGGCATCAAGATCATGTGTACTGGCACTGCCTTTGACTGTGAGCGCATAGGCCAGCCCACGATGAAAGTCCTCACTTCCGGCACAAGCGGGACATGGCCGCTTGGTGTCAGGAAGGTGAATTGGCGGCAAGGTGGCGCTGGTGGTAGTGGCGCAAAAAGTTCAGGCGCGGCGTCTGCCGGCCCAGGCGCGGGCGGTGGCTACTTGGAAAAGACGCTCACCGTTACGCCAAACACCGCTTATACATACGCTATTGGCGCGGGCGGGATAAGTCAGACCACATCAGGAACTGATGGCAACGCAGGTGGCAATACAACGCTGACCTATAGCGCTATTACATATACGACCAATGGTGGTGACGGTGGGAAAACGTCTATCTCTGCTTATGCTAATGGTGGGACTGCTACCAATGGAGATATCAATATCTCAGGTGGCAGGGCGATTAATACAGGTGCTGTCGGGTTGGTAATTCCTGGCACAAACCCGTTAGGGACAACAAATACGCAAGGAAATACATTTACCCCCGCAAACGGGTCTGGCTTCAGTAGCGGCGGGGACGGCGCAACATCTGCCCAAAACAGCGGTGCTGGCGCTCCTGGCGTGATTATTCTGGAGTATTGATATGCGGACGCACATCATTGAAAACGGTGTAGTTACGAACACCATTGCAGCAACGGTGGAGGATGCACAAACGGCATTCCCTAGTGCTATCTGCATCGAAGCGACATATGGCGGTATTGGATGGGCATACGCAAATGGCGAGCTTGTTACTCCTGCGCCTGTGTCGCGTGGTATTGACGAGATAAACGCCCCTATTCTGGCCGCGCTCGCCGTGATTGATGCCAAGACTCCGCGTGCAGTACGTGAGGCATTCGTGACGGGTGATAACTCGCGTGTTATTGCGCTTGAAAACAGCGCCGCCGAACTTCGTGCGCAACTGGTAAGGGTAAGCTAAATGCCTAAAGTGTCCGTTCCTAGCTGTGGCTCGATTGGGGTCATCAAGGATATCGGCTTGCCTGACTTGCCGCTGTCCGCGTGGACTGACGCACAGAATATTCGCTTCCTTGATGGCTCGGCGCTGCAATTCCTGGGGCACGGCGAGGTGTACGAAACGCCCGCCTTTGCGCCTCAGTTCGTCATGCCGATTTTCGTTGGGGGGGTTCGTTATTGGCTTTACCACACAGCGACAAAATCGTATGTGGTGACGAGCGCAGGTGGCGTGGCAACTCATACTGACATCACGCATGCGACACCACGCACAGGCGTAGTCAACCAGTGGTCTGGCTGCGTGTTCGGCGGCATTCCTATCTTCGTGGACGGCGGCACTTCGCGCGTGCCGATGTACTGGGATCAGAACCTTGCAAATAATTTCGTTGACCTGACCAACTGGCCGGCATCGACTTACTGCGAGGTGATCCGTTCGTTTAAAAGCCTGCTGGTGACAGGGAACATCACCAAGACGACAACGAACTATCCGTTCATGATTAAGTGGAGTAGCCTAGCAGATCCTGGCTCGCTCCCTGCTACGTGGGATATCAATGACGCGACAAAAGAAGCAGGCGAGTTTGACATTGCTGAAGACCAGTACCCGATTGTGGACCTGCTTGGCCTGAAGGATTCTCTGATCGTCTACAAGACTGCCAGCACGTATGCACTTGATTACATCGGGGGCGCCTTCGTCCTGAAGGCTCGTAAAGTGTTTGGCATGTCCGGCATCCTGAACAAGAACTGCGCTGTTGACGTTGACTCGTTCCACTTCGTTGTCACGGGCTCCGATGTCGTGGTACATGACGGCTACACGGCTGTCTCGATTTTCGACCAAAAGGCGCGGCGTGCGTTCTTCCAAGATATCGACGTTGCCGCGCGTGGGCTGGTGCATTGCGCGCTGAATCCGTTCCTGAACGAAATCTTCGTCAACTACCCTAGCATTGGCTCGACGGTGTGCAATAAGGCGCTGGTATATAACTGGAAGGCGAAGACGATCAGCTATCGCTCCATGCCAAACGTGAACCACATGGCATTCGGCCCGGTAGATACCGACCTGGGCGGAAGCTGGAGCCAAGACGACGACCCATGGGATTCCGACCTGACCGCCTGGAATGGCCCCGACTACACGCCCGATACCGTGCGCGTGATTATGGCTAGCTCCGATGTGAAGCTGCACATGCTGGATGCATCAGCAAGCTTTGATGGCGTGATTCCGGCTGCTTATCTGGAACGGCGCGGCATTGATTTCGGCGAACCGGAATACCGAAAGCTCATCACCGGCATTCGCCCGCGCATCTACGGCAACAACGGCGAAACCGTCGTCATCAAGGTTGGGTACAGCGATGACCCGTATGCTGATCCGACGTACACAAGCCACACGTTCACCATTGGCGAGGATTACAAGGTGGACACGATGGTATCGGGCCGCTACATGGCGATCCGGTTTGAAACCGGGACCGCGTACCAGTGGCGCCTGGACAGCTTCGATTTCGTTGATGTGAAATCACAGGGGATGCACTAATGCGTACGCCGACCATCGGGACCGTCGTTTTCAACCCTGCGGACCCGCCAGCGGATCCAAAGGAGTTGCAGCGGTATCTTCGGGAATTGAATGTAGTGCTTAGCGCTTGTATCACGGCTTTAGCTGCTGGACGTCTGGAAAAGACTCACGTTGAGCCAACCAAGAGGAATGCGGGCGATATTCGGTATGCAGATGGAACGGATTGGAACCCAGGCACAGGCGAGGGGATTTATTTCTACAACTCTGCTGGTTCTTGGGTAAAGTTGGGGTGAGAAAAAGGAAAAATAATGGGATGGCTTAAGAATCTTGTCGGCTTTCAAAACTCATTCACTAAGAATCTTGGTAGTGACATTCTGAGCAATCCGACGCGGCTCCTTACCGGCGTCGATCCAGCATCAACCAAGGTTTGGAATACTGTCTTGGGTCGTGATGATCCTGCATTGGTAAATTGGTTTGGAAGCCCCGGACAGCAGTATTACGAGCAGGCCGAGCAGGAAGGCATAGATACTGGAGCCGCCCAGCAGTTCCATTCCATCGCTGACACTATTGCCGGTATTTATGGAGCAAACGGGTTGGCGGGGTCGCTTGGATTTGGCGGGGCTGGGTCTGCATCCGGTCCAACGAATACATCAGGGATCTGGAATGCCA